AGCACGAGGCGGATTAGACCCTTGCCCGCGAGCGTGTAGGGGTCGGTCAGGATTTCCATCGCGCCCCACTCGCCGACGAGCATCTCCGACCACGCGCCGAAGGCGATGCCGTGCTCGTTCGTGCCCGCGCCCATGTCCTTACGCACCTGCGTCGAGACCTCGGCGCGGTATCCGTTCATCTCGCCGCTGTTGGCGTCGCCCGTCCAGATGGCCTCGCCGTTCGTGCCGGAGAATTTCTGCGTCGTCTTCGCCGCCCCGCGCACGCCTGGCGTGGTGAGATAACCCATCTCGTTCACGTCGGCGTCGGCCTCGGCGATGACGGTCTCCATCGCCACGACCTTCGGGAAGGTAATCGCGCCGCCGAAGGCGACGGGGTTGACGCCCGACGCGACGTAGATGCCCGTGGGCTGATTCGACGCGCCCGTGCCGTGAAGGGCCGCGCGGTCTATGCCGAGCGCGGCGGTCTTCCGCAGGTCGTTGGTCACGAGCGTGTCCACGAGGCCCGCGCTCTGGCGGAGGAGCTGGCGCGAGTAGCCCTGCTGCGCCATCGCCGACTTAGGCGAGAGCACGACCTGATCGAGCGCGATGTTCGACTCGGTCACGTCCGAGCCGGGGTTCTCGCCGACCCAGTAGAGCGTGCCCGCGCCGGTCTGTTTCGGGAACGCGACCGCGCCCGTCAGACCCGGTAACAGTTGCGCGCCGAGCAGAAAGACCTTCGCCTTCGCGCGGAGCATGTCTATGAACGAGCCGGGCTCGGTGAAAAGGATGTCCGCGCCCGTCGTCGCGCCACCCGTAGTCAGGGGCGTGCGCTTGTGGGCTTGCCCGCCGAGCGCGAGGCCCGTCGGGATGAAGATTGAGTTGTTGTTCTGCGGCGAGCGGCCGAGCTTCTTGCCTATCTCGTCCGAGACCTCGCGCTCGAAGCCCTTGCCGCCGTCGGCGGCGAGTAGAATCGCGCGGCCGATGGAGTAGCGCTGCTTCTCGTCGGGCGTCAGGTCAACGGGAGACTGGCCGGGCTCGACGGTCGGCTGACCCTCGCGCGTACGCTTGAGGGCTTCGGCCTTGAACTCGTCAAGCGTCTTGTCGCCTGCGACGAACTCGCGCGCGAGCGCCGTGTAAGGCTTCGCGTCGTTGCCCCGGTCGAGCAGTTCGGCGAGCTTTAAAATCTCTTCTTTCGGGTCCATGACATTCTCCTTCGGAGCGGTGCTCGCGGCGCGCGCTACGGCGGTCGCCGGTTCAATCGGGGCTTGACGCCCCTCTGCTTCTGCGGCGGCCCCCGCGCATTCGGGACAGCCTTCAACGTCGCAACTCTCGGGGTCGTGCGCCCTCTCCTCTTCGTCTTCCTTCGGCATCGCGCGCCCGACGCCCGCCGCGAGGTCTGCCGCGGCGGAGACAATCGAGCCCTCTATCGGCTCCCACAGGACGGCGCGGTAAACGGGTATCCCGTCAATCTCGCCCTCGTCCTTCGGCGCGAACTTGTGGACGATGAAGACGCAGGAGGTCGGCGTGTAGTCGCCCGCGGCGAAGTCTTCTTTGACCTCGTCGTAAATCTCGTTTGCGTAAGGGCGCGTCGAGAAGCGGGCCTTCACTCTCAAGACCTGTCCGTCCGATTCGGGGTCGCGCAGGCGTCCGAGTCGGCGGTCAACGTCGTGGTTTTCGAGGAAGGGCGCGGAGGTCTTCAGGCGGTCGAGCTTGATGCACTCGGGCGAGTGGTCAAGAATGATGTAGGCGAAGCCGTGATAGATAGGCCGGTTGGTCGTGAGAATGAGAGGGACGGTGCGCGTCGCCTCGTCCATTACTCCGGCGCTCACGTCGGCGGCCCTGCTCTCGGCGTCCATCGGCGGCGGGAAGGACTGCTTGAGCGGCTGGCCGATTAAACTGTTGATGTCTTTAACGACTCGTGCCATAGCTTCGTCAGGGATGGCCCCTGAGCGTGACTATGGCACGAGGTTTCGGGATTATGTTGCGCGCGGCACTCACCCGCGCCTGTCGTCGGTCGCGGCGGCGATTGAGGCGAGCGCGACGAGGTCGCTACTCTTCGTCAACACGCCGTTGGCCTGTATGAAGTCCTGCTCCTCCTTGAGCCTTCGGACGGTGTCCTCGAAGTCTCCGCCCTGCTCCGCGATGACCTGCGAGCGCGTGGTGAAACCGTTGTTGACGGCCGCCTCGCTCGCCGCGATGTCCTTGAGCGGGTCAACCCACGGCCAGCCGCGCGGCTGGAAGTCGGGGGTCTTCAGGCGCTCGAAGTCCGAAGGCAGAATGTTAAGTGCGCCCGTCAGAATCCCGCGCTTTAGAAACTGCCTGTAGACCCGAAGGCAGAAGTGGTCAATGAGAAATTTCTGAATCACTCGGTAGTTGTCGCGGTCGTCGAGTAACCCGACGCGCGCTCTCTCGAATAATTAACCGCCGTCAGGTCGCCGCCGAGCGCGAAGTATGAAACGTCGAGGCCGCAGGATGCGTAACGCAGCACCGTCGAGGTGAAGGGGTCGAAGGTCTCGCCGGGGTGCTGCGGGTCGAAGGTCTTAAAGTCCCAACCCGGCCCAAGCTCCTCCATCGCGCCCGGCTCGGCACGGCTGATGAGCGGGGCGCTTGCCTCCTCTTCGGGGGTAAGGGGGATGCCCACGTTCTCGTCGTTCTTCGGGGGAATCATAAAACCCATTTTGCACGCCGAGAGGTGCGAGTTGATGAGTTCGGCCTCCACGAACTGCCCGAGGATGCGCAGCTCGTACATGGCCGCGTGCGCCCACGGCACGCCCCTGATCTGCGCGTCGTCCTCAAAGGGCAGATAAGAGTGGACGACCTCCGAGGCCGGGACTCTCACGCGCTCCATGACAGGCTGGTAAGGCATGGCCGACAGCTCGTAGCGCGGCGTGGTGAAGTAGTAGGCGACGGGCCGGTCCTAGCGGTCAACCTCGACGGACATCAAAATGCGGTTGCCGTTCTTTAAGACCTCGTTATACGTCTCGTCCAGGTATGCCACGTCGTAGAACTTCAGGGAGAAGCCGAAAGGGTTGTCTGCTTCGATGAAGCGGCACAGGTACTCGCCGTCGCGCGCCATCGTGCTGACCGCCATCCCCTGAGCGTCCGTCCATGAATACTTTCCCGACGCGGAGCAGGTCTCGGGCAGCGCCCACTCCTTGAACTTCTCCTCGACTTCCCTGTTGAGCAGTTCGTCCAACTCGTTCGCCCTCTTCGCGCGCACCTGTAGCTTGATGCCGCCGGGGCCGACGACGTTCCGGCGAACCATGCCGAGGAAGCGCTTCATGTGCGGATTGTTCCTCGCCATGTCGCGGCTGCGCGCGCGAAGCGTTCGCAGGTGTCTATAAATCTCGCCCTGACTCGTCGTAGACGACGCAGGCCAATCAGAGGAGGCCCGCGTCGTCTGCGCCGCGGAGTAGGCCCGCGCCACGCGCCGCACGCGAGCGAGTTCTCGGCTACTCTCCGCGAGTTGTCTCTCAATCCTAGTCGCGGCGTCCGCGCGCCGCCGCTCGGCCACGACCGCGGACATCGGGGGAAGGTCTAGGTTTAATGGATTCAGGCCCATGACTCACCTCTAATAGTTAGACTTGAAGAAAGGCGCACCCTTCTTTATCTTCGCGCGCCGCCGCTCGCCGTTTACTCTTTGCGCGAGCGTCGCCTCAAGCTCAAGCAGTTCCGTTTTTCCGAAGTAGCGCACTCGTCGGTTACTCCCGACGCCGCCTATCTCATATTCCTGCACGCCCGCCGAGGTAGAAGGCACGAGCGCGGCGCGCACCGCTTCGAGGTCTTTCTCCGCCTGCGTCTTCTGGTAAACGGCAGCGCCCACGCCGAGCGCCGGGGCAATCTCTACGACGAGCTGCCCCTCGTTCGGGAAGCTCTGCACGCGACCGCCGGGGAAGGTGACGACCCACTCGGCGAGGAACGTGCCCGCCGTGTCTACGTCCGCGGCCTGCCACGAGTAACTGACCCTGCCTTTGTTGGCCGTCTGGCCGGGGTCTACCGCGGCGGCGGCTGAGACCTTCGACTCGGACTCGCCCGACCCTTGCATGACGAAGAGCACGGTCGCG